AAGTTGCTCGTGATGCCACTACTGATACGCAATTAATGCAGTTAATTATGTCAGGCTTGGTTGGTACTAAAGAAAAGTACGTAGACGAAACTGTTAAAGACTATATTAGTTCTCTTGAAGAAGACATGGCTAACGCACGTACTCGTGCTGACCGTCGTAATATTTTCCCTAATCGTCAACAACGTCGTGCCGATATTGCCGCACAAGAAGCGTTTGAAAAAGAACTAGTTGAAGCCCAGAAAAAAGGTAAGAAGACTAAGAAGTTTTTGGAAAGTGCTATCCCTCAGTTAAGCATGCCCCTACACCCAGCTATTGTGGCTAAGATTATGTCTGGTGATTTGGTTGGTGCGTTGCGTATGTTGTCTGCAAATCCTAATGCGTTTATTGCTCGTGCTGCTTCCCGCCTGGCTAATGCTAATTTAAATACTAAACTTGTTATACAGGATGGTCTTGTTGATGATGCGGGCCGCCGTGTCCCAGGTTACTATGACCCATCAAGCGACACTATTTATATTGATCCAGACATCGGTATGGGCATCCATACTTTGTTGCACGAAGCTGGACATGCTGCTACTTCACATAACTTAGAGAACCCTAATAGCCCTTTAGCTAAAGAAATCAATAAGTTACTAGATAAGATTCGTGATAGTCTTGGCTCATCTTACGGTGCTACTACTGCTGATGAGTTCGTTGCTGAAGCACAGTCGAACCCAGAGTTCAAGGCGCTTTTACAGTCTATCAATCCTGATGGTAAGAAGTTTACAGCTTGGGATCGCCTAACAAATAGTATTGGTAACTTCTTCCGTCGTTTGTTTGGGTTACAACCTAAAGCCCTTGAGTCTGCATTTGACCGTATTGATAACTTTATTGATGCGCTAATCTCCCCTGCACCTGAGTTTAGAGATGCTGGTTTACTTTATGCCGCAGCTAATGCGGATAGTGCTCGTGGTATTTTCGACCGTCTTGGTGACGCTATGCAGAGTTTACCTGGCATGACTCCTCAACGGGCTGATGCTACACATGAGTTCTTAAAGAATACGATTGGCGGTAATTTCCGTAGCTTTATGTTGTCTTGCTTGCCACTCAATGCACTTGCCGATGTAGCTAAACAGGCTGGATTAAGTGATGCACCTGCGGTAGATAAGCTGGTTAATGAGCGCTCAGGATATGAATACAAAGAAAATGAAAGCATTGAGCCTTTAGTATTCCGTGCTGAAGACTTTGCTAAGAAGAATAGCCAAGCACAGGTAGATCTATTTAATGACGTTGTCTATGACAGTACTTTAAATAAAGTCGATCCGACTAAGAAGCGTACTGATTATAAGACTCCCGAAGAGCAACAAGCTTGGGATGAGTTACAGAAGAAATGGATTAAGTTAGGTGGCGCTGGTAAAGCTTTGTACGCTAATATCCGTGATGCTTATAAAGCCCAGTATCAAAAGATCCTAGATGCTATTGGTGAACGTATTGACGCATCTGTTAAAGATCCAGAACGAGCCAAGCTGATTAAGCGAGACATCTACGAGCGCATCCTTTCCAAAGGAACAATCGACCCTTACTTCCCGTTAGCACGTTATGGTAAATACTGGTTATCCTATTCGGCCCGTGATGACGCTGGGCAGATGGAGTTCTTTGTAGAAGCTTTTGAAACTGAGCGTGAACGTGCTCGTTACATGGAAGAGTTGGCTAAATCAGGCGCTACGAATGTTGAAGCGTTCTCTAATCTATCCGAACTTAATTATCGCCGTGTGCCAAGCAACTCATTTGTTAATGGTGTCTTGCAGGTTATGGAGTTGAACAAAGTTCCTCCAGAGGCGACAGAAGAAGTATTACGTTTGTTCTTAACTACCCTGCCAGAAACAGCATTTGCTCAATCTTTCCAACGTCGTAAACAGACTCTTGGTTTTAACAAAGATGCAATCCGTGCTTTCCGTGAACGTTCTTATCGCACATCGCACCAACTAGCTAGCATGAAGTATGCGGCTAAGCTTAATCAAATTGTTGATTCAATGAAAGATTATGCCCGTGCAGTCGGTAAAGGTTCTAACCCAGAGGAAGCTCAGCGAGATAACCGTGTAATCAATGAGTACGTTAAAGAGTTTGAAAAGCGTGTTAGCTATATCAATAATCCTACTGTTGATAAATGGTCTCAAGTAGCCACATCATTCGGTTTTAACATGACCTTGGGCTTTAACGTATCTTCAGCTATTGTTAACTTGACCCAAGTTCCGTTGATATTGTTGCCACATTTGGGTGGTAAATACGGGTTCGGTGCTTCTACCAAGGCACTTTCTGATGCGTACAAAATTCATTTGAATAGTGGCTTTAACCGTGAGGTTGAGATTATTGGTTCTAATGGTGAACGAGTTAAGCAAAAGGCTATGCCAGCCCTAGATAACTATGACTTTAATGATCCAAAATTACCTGCCGCCATACGTCGTCTTAAGACTTTGGCACGGGTAGCTAAAGAACAAGGGCAGTTAAATCGTTCTCAGTTGTATGACATATTACAAGTAGATGAGCGCAATAATCCACTGTCTAAAGTTAATGCTGCATCTGGTTGGATCTTCCATCATGGCGAACGTTTGAACCGTCAGGTTTCTTTGATTGCTACTTACAACTTGGAACTAAATCGGCTTAACACTAAACCAACTAAAGAAGAAGCTAACCTAAGTCCTGAAGCTAAAGAAGAGATGGCTGCTAATCATGCAGTCTATGTAGCCGAGTTAACCAACGGCGGTATTTCTGCAGCGGCTGCGCCTCGTATTGCACAAAGTTCTTTAGGTAAAGTGCTGTTCATGTTTAAGCGCTACGGTGTTTCGATGTACTACCTGTTGTTTAAAACAGCACGTGAAGCATTGAAGAATGAGGACCCTATGGTGCGCCAAGCAGCTATGCGTCAAATTGCAGGAACCTATGGAGCCGCAGCTTTATTTGCTGGTATTCAAGGATTGCCGCTGTTTGGAGTAGCCGCTTTGGTATACAACATGTTTGCTGGTGACGATGAAGATGATATGGAAACTGCAACCCGTAAGACTATGGGTGAGTTTATGTATAAAGGCTTGTTCAACTACGTAACCAATACCGAGATTGCTAGCCGTACTGGTTTAAGTGACTTGATTATTCGTGATGCTGGCAAGCAAGACTCTCAGACCTTTGCTTTATCTATGATGGAAATGATGGGTGGTCCTGTATATGGTGTGGCATCTAAGGTAGAACGTGGTTTAAATATGATCCGTGATGGCAATACTGCCCGTGGTATTGAAAACATATTGCCTTCGACTTTAGGTAACATCATGAAGAGTATTCGTTATGCAACCGAAGGGACCAGAACCCTGCGTGGCGATCCAATCACTGGAGAAGTTAATGCGTGGAACGTTGCTGCCCAGGCGTTTGGTTTTGCACCAGCAGACTATACCCGTCAACTAGAAATCAATGCCCGTCAAAAAGGCATCGACAAGACTGTTGCTCAGGAACAGACTAAGCTCAAGCGTCAATACTATATGGCTGTAACTCAAGGGGATGCAGAAGCTAAGCGAGATATCCGTGAAAAGCTACTTGAACTGGGCGCTAAGCACCGTGGTTTGGATCTTAATGCTGGCACAGTAGATGACGTATTAGAACGCTCTATGGTTGCTCAGAAGCGTGTAACTGAGCGTATGCGTCATGGTGTAGCTTACAGTCCTAAGATGCTCAAAGAAATTGAAAACAATCTTAAAGACTATGAATAAAAAAACCCCCACGTCTTAGGTGGGGGTCAAGAGGGTTCTTCACGTGTCGGAGAACTAAAAGCGCAACAGGAGAATGTCGCAAGACCAGTATATTACAAAATTCTCCAAAAACGCATTCCAAGTTTTCCAGCCTCAATTCGGTCATAGCCTTTTATACCGATTTTCTTTTCCCTTGCTAATATTTGCATCTGTTTGTTTAACCTTGTTAGGTTTATAGCAGGAATAAAAAGTGACGATCCTACAACAAAATCGTCCCAATTTACGGCAATAACCACCCCATCGGGGCAGACTTTACCCTTATCACGTATCGCCCTCCAAGGCGGCTTTGTGTTCGACTGCGGCTGTAAGGGCTTGTTCTCGGTCGTCATCTAGGAATCCTTCAGCGTTAATCCACCATACATCTAGGGATGGTAAGTTCATATGAGTGCCTTTAGCCATACGCTTCTTATCTAGCTTGGCTTTAGTTCTGCCTCGTTTCAAAGAGTCAGTAAGCCACTCATAGTTAATCTGACGCTCTGCACACCACTTACGTAATGGGTTAGGGTATATAAATAACATCTTCACGTCGTATTCGTACCGTGCAACAAACGTCATTCTTGGTGTTGCATCAGGAATCACTAAATGTTCTAAGGCATCTGCATTGTTATTGCGCCTTGCATCCTCGGTACTTTTGATTCGAAGAATGTTGTTGTAGTTCTCAGCCAAGAAGTTAGAGAGTGCGCCTTCTGCGTTTACATCCAAAGACTTAGCTTGGTCTTTAGTGTTTGACACTAATGCTTTCAACCACTTAACGATTGCACCGATGTCATAGTTAATCAAACCACAACGCTTGGCAACCATCAAACCCATGATGCCGTTAACTACCAATGAGGAGTGGAATCGGTCTGCTGGGGTCAAGCCACATTGTTGGTCTAGCTTTTTACGAGTAGTTTTATATAGCGCTTTAATACCATCAATGTCGCTCATCACATATTGCAAATACGGAATCGCTGCATGACCATAGTTATTGAGCAACTGTTCACTAAGAATGTCGGTCTCTTCTTTCTCTAGTCCTAGTACTGGTCGTACCCGTGCTTCTAATACACGCATGGCTTCGCCTTTAGGGATTGCCTTGTAGATACTCATCTTCTCCATAAGGGATGCGTTACCTGTACTTACGGCATTTTGTTTCCAAGGCTCACCACGAGTACGTTCCTCGTTGCTATTTGGACCCATCCTGTTACGCTGGGACCCGTCTGTGTATTGGTATACAAAGTCGCTAACATCTTTAGCCGTTGCGTTTGTAACCTCGTCCATAGGTAAAAAGATATTCTTGTACTTCTCGGCACGGTTCATCTTAGAGGCTATCGTGTCGGTTTCTTTTAGCACTAACTTCTTGGGATCACCCCATATACTTGCACCTGAGATAAGCGCAGTAGTCTTACCAATACCTGACTCAGGACTGTAAATATGAAAGAGCGCTCCGTTGATTGCGGTGAAATCGGTAAAGATAGAGCCGAACGCAATACCAATAGCAAACTGATGAATCTCCATCCCAGGTCGCTCAAAGAACGACATAGCCTGTTTCCATGTATCTATTGAGCCTTTTGTACTAAAGGCACTAAACAAGCTGGAAGTTGCTGACGATGGTGGATTAAGGTCTACTCGGTCTGCCCTAATCTCTTTGTCGCCTAGAATAAAAGAGTTGTGTTTATCGTCTGTCCAACCGAACTGCCGCCGAGCAGTATCGGCTTTAGTTGTGTGCTGTAAATGGTTAACCCATGTTGTTACGTAAGACATTATTTCATCCGTTTTAGTAAGCGCTACTCCTTTAGAAGACATGTGTTTTCTAAGTTCGTCTTTAGACGTGACTGCTGATAAAGGCACAGTAAATTCTTTGACCCCGTCTTTAGGTAGGTGCAACCGCATAACTACCGCCTCACCTACATCGGAATCGTCCAAGCGACGAGTAACGTACAAGTCATTGTGGTAAATCATTACCTCAATTTCGTCTTCTTCTTTGATGATGCGTTTAAAAATACCGCCAGTCTTGCCACGGAAATAAGGATTTGGGTACTTAGGAATCACATAAGTTTGGGTATGCCCTTGGTCTACCTCAGCCAAAACATCTTCTACAACGTTATCGTCATCGTTAGCTTCAAGAACTTCACGACCTAAAACAATAGGGGATTTAATAACACCTTTGTTAGGGCATCCATCACACCCGCCTGGGTTAAACTCCTCAAACTTTAAGCATGTATAAGGACCACCTTTAATACCACGCACCTTCTTATCAGCCATCATAGGGCTGTATTCGGGATGTCCACTTGATATCTTTTCGATTGCGGTGTCCGCATCAATACAAAATTTAGCAACAGATAGCCCTGCCCTCCACATCGGTTCAGACATGGTTGCTTGGTTCTCAACAATATACCTCAACTGAAAACACCCATCGCCTTTAACCGTTTTCATCATTATGGTTTTAAAACGATTGGTATAGTTCCCAAGGATTGCTTTAGTTACATCGTCGAGTTCGCCTTTAGGTATATAAGCTGGTCTAACAAGTGCTGGTTCACCAATAACATCTTTTAGTGTGTTGTATTCAAGTGGCTCACCTGGCTCACCAAGTAACCCAACTGGACGAGCTTCATCGTTCTTATAATTAAGGGTTCCTGGGACTCGTAGAATCCTCACCGAATCGGCAGTCACTACTGGGTCGGCATAGAGGTCATGTTCGTCGCAAAGGTTCTTTAGCTGGGATGCCAAGGGCAACCACTGCGCAGGGGTCATAGGTTCTTTTAAAGCCCAATACGCATGGATACCCCCGCCTGAGTTAACCAGCGTAGGTTTAGGTAGTTTTGTTACTTTGCAAAAGGCTTTTAATCCTACAAAAGCTTCTTGCTGTGTTTCATAAGGTTTACCTGGGCCACAATCGAGATCAATGAATAACGACCTAAGTTGTTTAACGTTTACGGTTTTCCTAGATTTGCCATCTTCAAACGTGGCTAACGCATAGTAAGCATCAAAGCCCTCGTCTTTTAAATTGTTTGCGGCATCAGCCGCTTGCTCAATACTCTTGTAAAACTTTTGGATAGGGGGTGCTTTATCGTTCTTTAGATCTAGCCCCACTATGCAGTAGTATCCTTCGTCTCCAAGGACTTGCTGTAAAAATTCTATGTTGTTCATTAGCCACCCTTGTTAGGTGGGGTACTCACGCCCCATGTATGTGAAGCATGTTTTTAAAAATGCGCTTTCCCCCAAACTTCTATTTAAGCATCATCCCATTCGCCAACTAAATCTTCTAGTTTAGGTTCGGCAGTAACGGCTGCCTTCTTAGGTGTTGCTTTCTTTGGTTCTTCTACTGCTTCAACTTCTTCAACTTCTACCTTTGCAGCTTTAGGTGCGGCTAAAGCATTTTGTGTCTTAGCCTTTTCCTTTACACCATCTGTCTGTGCGACTGTCATGGTGATTGCATTGATAGCTTCCTGTGAATCCTTGAGAGTCTGAATAGTATTGAACTCGTCTTCGGTTACAGGACGTACTGGCTTAAATACCAGCTTCGGTGTGGGACTTGCTGTGTCAAACCTCATCTCAGTTACAACCCCCGTTATGGGTGTATTGTGATTTTTAAGGTAACGAGCATACGCTTGAAGTGGTAGCTTACCCTTCTCCCCATCACCAAATACCGAAGTAGGTGGCAATACGAGTTGGTAAACCTCCTCTTTGTCGATCTCACCATCAACTACTACCGCTAGGCGTTGTTGATAACGGCAAGCACGACTGTCACCTTGACCAGAGCCTTTGATGTTTTGGGGACAGGTTAAGCAGGTGGCTGCTTGCTTTTCCTTAGCCTTTTCATCAGGGCGCTGGCTATCGGATGACCAGCAAGTAGGGGACACGGTTTCGCCTTCTACATAAGATCCTGCGTAGAAAACCCGTGAAACTTTTGGTGCGGCTTTAACAATCACCACATTCATGGAACGCTCTTCCGATACACGGTATTCTTTTCCACCGATGTATTCACGGAATACGTTGCCTTTAATCGAAATACGACGTGAACCACTGGAGCCTTCACCAGCAAGGGCATTGGTTGCATCGTCACTAGCAGTTTGCAAATATGAAGGTAAACCGCCTTTAAATAGTGCTAAATCGCTCATTCTTATTCTCCTTTAAGAAATTTATAGATTGCTTCTGCGTCACGCAAAATTACGTCGGTGTCAGAGTTATCTTTGTTTAATCGCAATGAAAAATCCATTGCCGCCGCTTTAAATTGGAAATCAGTTAGTTCCATACATCCTCCTTAAATATCATCATCAGGGTTAAAGTTAAGGGTCATCTGAGCCGAACCCACGGGTGGGGTAACAGTCAAACTTCCGTCAACTTCTTCTCGTACTAAAGTTCCGCCACTTAGCTTCTTAAGAGCTACTTCCACTTCAGAGATTTTGAAACGGTAGACACCGCCAATCTTCAACGAAGGGATTAAGTTCTGTCGAATCCATGTGCGGACGGTCGATACGGACACAGCAAAGTGTTTTGCTAAATCCTCAATCGGCACAAACGCTTCTTCTACCATTAGTTTCTCCTTATGGTTACTGAATACTCAGCATTGGCATTTAACCCAGGAGGTAGTAAGTCTGGGTTATCTTCAAGAAATGCCTTCATATTGGTTTGGTGAAGTCGCTTCTCCAATAGGTCAGGCACACCATGTTCAAGAATAAACTTGTTCATGGATTCCCAGTCAGAAGTCGCATAGGTCGTCCTTACGGTGCGATACACAACTCCTGCACTAGTCTTTAAGCTTTCAGCGCCAATATCCTTCATATGCTGGAGGATTGCCGTCTTCACGGTCTTCATATCGGAGTCGATCTTAGAGACCTTGTCCTCAAGTTCTTTGGCTACTTCGGCTTTCTTTTCTCGCATCTTGATGTAAATGCGAGTGAGTTTTTCTAGAGGGATCTGATCCCCTACAACTGTGTTGTCTGTCATAACATTCTCCTGTTTTAAAACGATAACGGCTTGGTATTATTCTCGCTATCGGTGTTACTACTATACTATCAAACTTTATCTTTATCAAGTAGATTCTTGTAAAGGTCAACTAATTTTGTATGATCCGTAATACGATTGTCAAGCATTTTATATAGGTGTTTCTCCGCATTAGAACCTTGCAATCGAATAACTGTTACAGGATGTTTTTGTCCTGCTCGGTGCGCTCGTGCATTTGCTTGTGCATAGGTTTCTAAACTAGGGGTAGGACCCCACCACACTATCGTATCTGCCGCAGTTAATGTTACTCCATGAGCAGCCGCTTGCGGTTGAATAATTAAAATCCTAGGACTAGGGGTAGTTTGAAAATTTCTAAATATTTCGGCACGTTTATTTGCTGACACATCGCCGTTAATAATTTCCGTAGCAAAGCCGTCGTCTTTTAGTTTGTTTGACAAAATCTCAATGGTGTTCTTAAAAGGTACGAAGATTAAGATCTTTTGCTGTGTTTCATCAATCGCTTCTCTTAACACCTTATAGCGGTTCTGAATGTCAAACTCTAGGGTTTCCCCTGAGTCAGAATAAACTGCACCACAGGATATTTGTAGGAGTTTGCTTAATCCGACTGCAGCATTGACTGCCGTAATCTGTTCGCCAACTGCTGAAACAACTAGCTTGCTACGTAATAACTCGTAGTATTTCTTCTGTTGTGGGGTAAGTTCGACTTCACGGGTTGTATAGATTTGTTCGGGTAGATCTAGGCACTCTTCCTTGGTAAAGCGGATTGCTGGTTGTAGGGCTTCAAACACTACTTTATCTGCGTTAGGTCGGGGTGCCCATTTAAACTTGGTGATTTGGTACATGACCATATCCTTGAACCCTGAGTAAAACTTAGGCACATTTAGTGGATTAACCAACTTAGCCAAGCCATAGGCATCCACAGGTGACTGAGCCGCAGGTGTACCTGTCAGCATCCATAGCCAAGTATCGGGCTTCAGAATACGGTTTAAAGTCTTCCAACGAGTCGTTTGGGTATTCTTGTATGCGTTGGCTTCGTCAATAACAATCAGATCAAAATTGCCCTCTGCTATCTCATCTTTGACAATCTCTACCCCGTCGTAGTTAATAATGACAAACTCGGCATCGCCGTTAATGATTGCTTTGCGTTTATCCCTATTGCCATAGGCTATGTCTACGTGGCGGTGCATGGCAAACTTAAATAGGTCTGCTCTCCAAGCTGAGTCCATAATGGATAAAGGGCAAATAACTAGCACTCGTCTAATCTTCTTGAGCTTCATCAAGTAATCAGCCGCCCATATGACTGAGCCTGTCTTGCCTGTACCTTGCTCGTTTAAGCAAAAGGCACGTGGATGTAAGGTAAGAAAAGACGCAGTAACTTTTTGATGCTCAAATGGTTTATGCAGTCCAGGCCAAGTGTACTGTCCCATGATGGGTGATGGGATGTTTTTTATTTGTAAGTTCTTTAGAACTCTTGCTTCGTCTAAACCCCAGCTAACTGCGACCTGATTCTCACCAACAATTTTGCTTTTTGGTATTAGGGTTGTAACTTTATTGGGGTTGCGTAAATTTAGTAGAAGAACCTTGTTGTCAATAATTTGCATTATTTCCGTTTTCTCTCTCGTTTGCTTGCTTCCGACACTAAGTTGCTTTTTGCGTCCCTTCTGAAGGATCTATTTTTAGCAGGGGTTTGGATGGAATAACCATCCTTATTACTACCACCTTTATCCAAGGCTTTTTTATGGGCTAAGTCTTTGCCCTCTCTAATTTCGGCAGTATGGTCTTTGTCTTTT